CCCATTGCTGCTCCTGTAGAAATTGTACCTCCTGTTACTTCAGCACCGTGTTCAAGACCCATAACAAATACGTTTCCGTTGTAATCTTCTATTGCAACGTGAGGTCTGCCATATGCCATAAGTTTTAATTCTTTGTTATCCTCTTTGCTTAATTTTTTAAGTGTAAGATTAAGAGTTTGCTCAAAGAAAGTCGTACCGTTTTCTCTTGATGAAGTAATAGTTTGTTCAAAACTACTATTTCCTTTCAATTCATATTTATAGGCAGTAAAAGTTCCTGACATATCTGTAATTTCGTCATTAGTTTGTGTTACTGTTCCATAATCTCCGAAATCAGTAAAATAAACTGCTTTTAGACCGCCAACTACATCTTTACAGGGTTCTTTTCTACCTTTAGTTAAATCACAAGCCATATTTTTAAGTATTAAAAAAGGGTAGGCAGATTAGTTACCACCTACCCTCTTTAAGTTAGTTATTATTTTTATTAGTTAGCAGAGTTGGTAATACCGTAAGTTACGATATCTTCAACAATACCATACTGAACACCTGCAGTAAATCTCATTACCACACGAATGTTATCAGAACCATCAAGGTCGCTCATATCTAATACTTTTACTTCGTTGTGGTCAGCTAATAGACCTGTACCAAAGAAAAGGTTAGATTTTTCAGCAGCAATAGCTACGTTATCTCCAAGACCGTTAGCTACGAATAATTTAACACCGTCAAAAGAAAGTGAACCATTATTCCACCATTGAGTTCCCATTGCGTTTGTACCTGCTGCTCCTAAACCTGAAGCACCAAATCCTCCTAATGCACGAACATAAGCACGAGCAATATTTTGAGATATATAAACGTTTAAGTCCTCACTTCCGTAAAGTGCAGAAGGAATAGCATCTACGATTTTACCTAATTCAGTAATTACGTTAGAAGCAGTTACTGTAGTTCCTGCAACTTCTTGTCCGCTTGGTAAAGCAGCATCAAGAGCAAGAGTAGTAGAAAATCCATCAAACTGACCTGAAGTAGCAGTTGAACCTGCCCAAATTGAGTTTTCAGTTCTTTGAGCAACTTTTGCTGCAACGTGAGCAATTAAGAAATCAGAGAATGAAGGAGGTAGGTTGTGATGTGCTGAATACCCCATTTGTATTGCTTCCCAATCAGAGATAAAGTCTTTCTTACAAAGTTGTAAGTTTACTTGCTGATATTCAGGTTGTAAAACTCTTTCAGTAAGAGTGATAGTAGAAGTAGCAGTAAAGTCACAAGATGCGTCTTTTACGATGTCATTAGTAGATACTTTCTTGATTACTTCTTTAAATTTAACGTTAGGTTTAACTGTAATCCCTCCGTTTTCAATAGTTGAAGCACTTAAAAGGGCAGCAGAAATATATTGTCCTGCAAACTCCCCTGCATAAGTACTTGTAATAGATGTAGTTGTTGCCATTTTTTAATTATTAGTTTTTATTTTTTAATGTTTGCTATTTTAGATAATACTCTATCTGCGGTAGTCATTTCTCTTTTTTGACCATATAGATTAAGATTAACTTTTTCTTCTCTTTCAGGATTGTGAGTCACTTTAGCTATTGGTTCTTCAATAGAAAGTTCTATTTCTTTAACTTCTTTAACTTCTTCACTTAATTCAGTAGTTTCCTCTGAACTCATTTCCTCTTTAGGTTCAAGCATTGCTTTAATTTCTTCAATCATAGATTTAAGTTCAGCAACTTCTTCTTTTGTTGCATAAACTTCTTCCTCCGATGCTTCAATTTCTTCTTCAGCAGGTGCTTCTTCCTCTGCCTTTCCTATAGATGCGATAATACCTTCCTCTTCAACTTTAAGCATTTCGCCATCTTCAAGGGTGTATTCGCCTACAGGTAGTGCTACTTTTTCATCTTCTGTTACAATGAATACTTCACTACCAACTGCGAAATCTTCACTTTCTATAACAGTTCCGTTTTCCAAAGTAGCTTGTGCTAATTTTACTTCTTGGGTTTCTAATTCAATCCCAACAAGTTCTTTTACTTTGTTTAACATATCTGTCGCTTTCATATAATTAGTTATATTTAATACAATAAATTACTTAATAGTTTGTTATATTTTTAACTTATTACCCATTGGTCGCCTTCTGCATCTTCATTATTATATATTGCAGTAACAATAAGTTTTCCATTAATGTTTTCTTGTACTTTAATTATTTGTTTCATATACAATACATTGTTAGTTCCATTATTGTACCTTCCTTCATTATAAGTTGAAAATGGATATATTGCCCAATATTTTGGAATAGTCCAATCCATACCATCATAAGTAGTATCAAAATTAGGGTCATCTAAACTTCGTGCGCCATTATCAACTATTTCAGTTCCTATTTGTATTGGTGTACTTTTTGCATATATTAATTTTTCCTGACCTGAATATATAATATTCCCAACGTAGTCTGTTGATTCCTCTATACTTCTTATATCAAATAATTGATATGCTTGGTCAACATATAAATCACTATAATATATACGAGAAGAAATAGAAGAGGTTGATTGGTAACCATACATATGAAATAAATTTTGTGAAGTACCATCTGAATACTCTTCTATATTACTATATGAACCATTACTTGAAGTTGGTAAATTAATAGAATCTAAAGATAAAGTAGGTGTAGATATTGTAGAGTTTATAGATAAATTATTTGAATCAATAATTGTACCTCCATTTAAATCTATATTATTTGAAGTGGTAATAGAAGTTATATCTTCATCCCCACTTACTAAAGTATAATTAAAAGCTAATTGATTTGTACTACTTCCACTTGCATAAATAAATGTTCGTGTGTTAGTATTTAAATCCGCATCAATGGAAGGAGTTCCACCTGTAGTGTTTACAGTAACTACATCTGTAAAGGTAGCAATTAAAGGTAATGTATCTCCTATTGTATAAGTTCCTGTTGTTATAGCTATACTGTCTATAGTTGCAGGGTCAGGAGTTGGTTCTTCATCTCCACTTACTGTTGTATTTGTGTTTGTAGTATCTATATTTACTATTGTAGAACTCCCTTGACTTGTATCATAGTAAGCATCATTTGTAGTCGTTGTAATTATACTTGTTGTATCTAATGAAGTAACGGTTGAAGAACTTTGACTTGGTAATGCAGTTGATTCAGAAGAAGTATTTAAAGTTGTATCTTGATTTACAACTGTACTTAATCCTTCAGAAATTAAACTACCTATTCCCTGTGCTTGGAAACTTCCATCACAACACTTTCTTGAATAGGTTTTACCATCTTTACAAAGGCAACCTCTACGGTTATTTTGTGGACTTGGGTTTCTATCAGTTCTTTCTTTTCTCATTAACTAAAGTCAGCGTTTTGTGTGCGTTGTATAAAATAAATGATATCCCAAATATTAGCGGAACCTCCATTAGAAGTGATTCTCCAATCTGAACCGTTAGTAACAAAGTCAGCATCGGTGTAGTATTGAAACATTTGATGAAAATCGTGAGATACGTCATTGCCTTTAGGGAAGTTAACATCACTTCGTATTCTATCGTATGGTGTACCGTTTCCTCCTTCAAAATGTAAACTTAAGTAAGTTTGATTAGCATTTGCTGCTGAACATCTAAACACTACTGTTATTTGATAGACATCATTTTCGTTTATAGCAAGTACTTTGTTTGTAGTACCATTATAAAAAGTGATTGATGGATGACTTCTATAAACTGCTCCTGCATTATTAGGTAAAGTAACTTCTACTCCATCAGATAGTGCTAATTTATTAGATGAGGTGTATATTGTATCATCGTATCTTGCCCAACCGTTTACAGTTATTACGTTTTGTGGATATACCACTACATTGCTACCGTTATGACCCATATAAAGGGCATCAGTAGTATGTAGCATTGCACCATCCTCAATATTTACTGCATCTACTTCAGCTTGATTTGTGTGTTCAACGTGGACTTTGTAAGCCGAATTAAATACATTACTCATTCTCTATGCTTTTTATTTTTGATTCAGCCCAACTCTTTGCACTTTTGCCTCCCCATAAAAGATAAGAAATGTAACCACAATCAGTAGTTTCTCCTTTATCGTAATATACTTCTGCTCTTGAAAGGTAAGAAAACATTCTTTTAATTGTTTCTAAACTTACAGGTTTACCTTGTGCTAATTGTTGCGCTCTAACTTTTCCTACTTGAGTAGCGCATTTATTGTTTACTTTTTCGTTTAGTTCAAGACCTCTTTTAGCGTTGTTCTTTACAGAATCAGGATAATCAGAATAAGATTCCATTTCTGTTCTTTTTCCGCTTTTTAATCTTTTGTCTTGTTTTATAATGCCTTTGATTTGACCTAATAAGTATTCAGCTTCTTCTTCTTCAATTCTTGCTAAATCGTCTTTTATTGATTTGTCTTTAGGTCTTTCTGCTTTGTCAGCAAAATATCCTTCAATAGAGAACCCTTTAACTTTTCCTGTTTTAACGTAGTTATGCCAAATGTCATCGTTTAGTACTTTCATAGATACCATCCAAGTTCCAATAGGCATGTCCATATCGTACATTCTACTTTTATCTTTTTCCTTATCCTCTACAATCCAAGATTCCACAACAGAAAGTCCTGTAAGCGGCATTTGGTGTTCTAATGTAGATTTGTTTTGATTACCGTTTATAAAAAACAATTCAGATGCTTTTCTTACAGTATCTCTTGAAAAATAAATGTAGTATTCGTGGTCATCACTTCTACGATAGATAGGTTTATTAGGAATTAAAGCAGCACCCATTAAGATACGCTTTTCCTTGTCAACTTCCGCTAACTTAATATCTTCTCTTTTGAGTGCTACAAAATCTTCTTCTATTGCAGGGTATTCTACTACGCTAATGGCTTCTATGCCGATTGCTTCGTTTTCGTCTATGAAAAGTTCTACTATATCCATATTAATACAATACTTTTTTTATCTTTTTGTTAACCTAATGAAGCACTTTTAACTATATTTCTATC